CATCCTATCTGCACCTGCAGCTAACAAGTCTTGGTATTTTTCATCACTATCCATTTGTGCTAATCCACTCATCCAATCATGGATTGCTCGATAATTTGTTAATTCCTCATCAACAAGAAATGTAACTGTTAAATCCTCAAATGTTAAATCATTACCTGGTATTCTTAACTGTTGTAATCTTGTAGGTTGTACGATTTCCGCTAAAGTAATACCAGGAAGAGTTACCGCTGTGGTATTGAACTCCACCGTGGGTAATTTGGATATCTGAAACTTAAATTTCGATGGATCAGCATAATCCAAATTGGCTGGTTGTTTACTTGTTAATGTTGTATCTGTCATACTATTATTTATAAGGCAAAAAAAAGGGCGCCGAAGCGCCCCCTATCATATGACTACTTTGTATCAACAAATGAATATAACTCATTTGCAGTTTTTAATATTTCATCAGTAGTTGGAAATGCAGGCACATCTTTTGTTACTAGAATGTTCCCTGATTCTGGATGTCTTGCTACAGAATTTTCCCATACTTGAAAGTCTTTGTCGTATTTGGTCATTACAAGACCTTGTGCTTGATTTAGAATATCAGCACGTATCTCATATGCGTTTTTATTTATAGACATAATAATCTCCTTTGTGTGTTTATGTGTGTAAATTATTCTACTTAACTATATATACGCCAAAAAAAAGGGCGCCGTAAAGCGCCCTTCTAATTTCATGGAGGAAATGAATCCTACATAAGGTTTGTAACCTTAACCATTCTGTAATATATATTTGCTTGGTCTGTTCCAGTACCAGTTGTTTGTGCTGATGATTCCGCAAAAGGATTTCTAATTAGACCGTATCTAGTTTTGAAACCAATTTTTGGTTGGAAAGAGTTTTCGCCAACGGCACGAACCATTTGTAGTGGTACGTATGGGCAATAGAAAATTCCAGCGTCATAAGGTGAAGTACCTTTATAACCAACAACAAAATATTGAGCTGCAGTATTATTACTTGCATATGGATCAATATATACTTTAAATCTTCCGTTTACAGTACCAGCAAAAGTATTACCAGTATCGTCAACATTAAGACTGTTGTTTAATGCAGGAGTGTAATCTAACACACCAGCCATTTGTAAAGCAGAAGCAACATCAGAAGAGCAGATAATTATATTACCTTTTCCTCTACGAGTTTCTTGTGCAATTACGTTAGCATCTCTTTCTAATTGGAACATTAGTCCTTTGAATTTTTCAACTGACCAACGACCATTTGAATCTGTGTCTAAATCAAATGTTCCACTTGTAGTAGTATTGATGTTAGCACCTTTTTTAGCTTTTTCATAAATTGTTCTAATAACTTCTCTATTGATTTCCGCAAGGATTTCAGCAGATAGGATGTTAGCCAATTCAGTTTCAGCGTCTAAACCGTGGATTGCTTTTAAATCTTGAGCAAGTTCCATAGTATATTCAGCTTTAAGCTGTCTTGTAATAGCAGTTACAGTTGATTTCTCAATACTGAATGCCATTTCTGCGAAAGATGAAGAAGCTTCAGCAGTTGCTGTCGCTATACCAGTACCACTAGTTACACTAGTAGTAGTGTCATTCATCAGACCAGGATTTAATGTAGCACTATGAGTTCCACCACCACTAAATGAAGTATCAGGTTCGTTAAATAACGCCTCTGTACCTGAATTAGAAGTATATCTGGATTTCATTGCAAAGATAAGTCCAGTTGGACCTGTCATTGGCTGAACACCACACACATCATAAGCAATTAAGTTAGGCATAGCTCGTCTTACGAGAGATATTAGGATAGGATCCCAATTTGCTACTGCGCTGTCACCAGTCACATTCGCAATTTCTCCCAAGAAAGCTTGGTCTTCTTTAGCTGCTTTTTCTTGGTTTTCCAGGATAATGGAAGTTACTGCTCTTTTATATGGGTTATCTATTTTTGGTAGATCCGCATGATTAAGAACCGGCGACCACTTTTCCTGTAAGTTTTCTGAATTATACATTTGTATATTTCCCCTTTTCCAGTTTATTTATTGTAGATATCTCTACTTTTTGCCCTACTAATCGCATCCGTATAGCGTTTCATTGAACCTGAAACATCTACTGTGCTACCATTATCGGTGTTAACTGAATCAACATTTTCTGTTGATTCTGGTGCTGATTTACCTGTACCAAAATAACTTTCTTTAATTGTAGATAGTTTCTTTTTGTACTCGTCAGCGCCCTCAAAACTAATGTCTTCTACTAAAGATTTCATTTTTTCTTTTTCTGTGTCTGCAAGACCAGAAGTTACATGTTCCAAAATGTCCTCTTTGCTGTAGTCATCAATCTGTTTCTTATCGTCAACTGCTTTTTCAGTCATTTCATTAACTTTAGATTTAAGCTCGTCTATCTCTTTTTCTTTAGCGTCCAAGATATCGTACTTTTCATCTGGTACATCAATGTAATGATCCTCAAAGAGTTGTTTAAGTCCGCCGATGAAGTCTTCCGCTATTTCGCCCTTGATACCTTTTTCAATTGCTAATTCGTTGTCTTTCATCCATTCTTCTACAACATAGTTTAGGTAATTGTCAACTTTCGTTACCAATAGATCCTTAACTTCTTTTTTAGATTCTGTTAATTCAGTTGCGTATTCACCTTCTAATCTTTCGATTTCAGCTTTTACTTTTGATTTAACAGCAGCTTCAAAGATTGTTGCGGCTTTTTGTTTAAATTCGTCTGATAAAGAACTGTCGCCTTTTACAAGAGCTTCAACATCATCTTTTACGTCAATGTCTTTAACTCTTTTTTCAACTGCTTCTTTCTTTTCGACAGCTGCAGCTGCATCAGCGTCTTTTTCATCATCATCTTTTTCATCTTCACCTTCATCATCTCCAAACTGTGCTACAATTTTATCAAATTTAGCAGAAATATCCGCTTTTTTCATTAGATTTAATTTGTCATACATAGCTTGAATCATGCCTGATTTAGTTTTTGGTCTGGATTCTGTTACTTTTGCTTCTTCAACATCATCCTCGTCCTCACCATTTTTCTTTTCATCATCATCTTGTTCTTTCTTCTCATCTTCATCATCTTTACCATTGCCATTTTTCTTGTCTTTGTCTAACCAAGGTGGCATATCTTCTTTTTTAGATTTTGATTCCTTAACCTTTTCTTGCGATTCTGGAGAAGGAGCACCTTTCGTAGGAGCGCTTTTATCCTTTTTTTGCTTTTTAGCAGCGTCTGGATTTTTATCTGTTGGTTTTACAACCGCTGGACCTAAATCTTCGTAGTCACCTGCTTTTTGCAAAGCGTCTGCTTTACCAGCACCCGCTTTTGGAGCAGCTGCACCCTTAGGAGCTTCATCAATTCTTTTGTTTTCTTCTGTCATTTATCTCTCCTTATTTCATGAAATAAGATATTTGCGTATAACTATTTATTATTTTGTGAGTTTTCGCATAAATTTTTCAAAAGCGTGTGCTTCTATTTTAGAATTTTCTTCACGCCTAGCACGATTAATTTCATTCTGTATTTCAGAAATATCCTTTTCGTGTAATATTCCATTGTCCCAAACCCATTCTTTACCTTCCATAACACCTTGTACAAAGGCGGATGGAGCAGATGGATCTGCAACAATATCAGCGGCAGTCGCTAAATAAAAATCACTTTTAACATAATTCGTGCCACCTTTATTCTCCAGAGAGCCCATGCCTCTTGAAGAAACTCCTAACTGAGCACCCTCATTGATAAGACTTTTAACAATCTTACCATATGGCGTATCAGTAATCTTTGCTTCACCGTAATAATTGCCTTTACCATCATTTTCTAACTTTGTCACCATATGTGAAACTCTTTCAAGATTCACAGTTGGTCCTTCAGGATGTCCTAACTCACCAAAAGCTCTTTTACGGTCAATAAATTCTTTATTATATCTTTTTACTTCTTTTTCTAATACTTCCATAGGGTAAACACGACCATTTCTGTTCTTAATGTTCGCCTGCATAAAAGTACCCTTAATAGAATATTTTTTATCTCCATTTGCATCAGCTTCAGCAATCAACTGTACATCTGTTAATTCTTCTCTTATAAGTTTCATGTTTGTTCTTTTCCCCTATTGTATATATTTATACTATCTAACCTCTAAAACAACTGAATAACTGTCTCCATTTACAAAATTGTGTGTGGAGAACAACACATCACCAGTTGGTGTTGTAGCATTATTCGTTATTTGTATAGCAGGTGTTTGAAAATCCATAGTACCTTGTCCGGCTAAAAACAAAGCTGTTGCATTTGTAGCACCATCCCACAGCATTTCTACGGACCCTTTAGGATCCGTAGTGTTTATACTGTATATTACTCTAGCAATTTTAGTAGTAGTCGAAGCGTGGTTTAATGCACTTGCATCCAATTTTACTACTAAACTCTCTCCTGTTCCATCACTCTTATTGGTAAATTTCATTACCGTTTTGGAACCAGTAACATCCGTTATCGTTTGACTAGTTACAGCGTCAGCCATTATCTAGTTTGTCCTGAATAGGTGTAACCTTTAGATTTAGTTACTTCTATTATAACTGTGCCTGTAGCCGCAGCTGCATTAGTTATTAAAATATCTCCTGTAACACCTGAAGCTTCACCATTTTTAATCAATGGTTGCTTACCGTGAAAACCGTACTCTCCAGAACCATGCACAGTAATTGCGTGTTCGTTTGATGTAGCGTCAAACAAAAACTTTAAGTTTGATGTTGCCGCTGTAGTGTTCCATTTAATACTTCTTATGTGTAGTGTTGGGTTAGAGGAATGTCCTCGTAAACTTGAAGCGTCAACACACACAACAGCAGCGTTTGTATCATTTGAGATTTCAAACTGCAAGACTGAGCGTGTTTCACTATCAACAAGTGTTCTTGGGTTAACTATAGCCATTTTTACTCTCCTTTATATGGTTAGACCTGTTTCTTTTTTGAAATAGGCTTCTATATCCTTTGGCACTATGCCAAATTTCTTTGATACATCCTTAATTATTTTAGGGAATGTACTCAAAACTTTTGACGGTTGTTTTGTTAACATTGTCATAACATCATCAACCGCTTTTTTTGCCTTTGGCGACAATTTCTTATAGACTGGTGAGCGCTTATGCTCGTCTTTTTCAATTGTCAATTTCCGTAGACTGTGTAATGTTATCATTTTTTGTTTCTGCAGGTTTGTTCATTATTGTACCTGCTAAATCTTTTCTTTTGTTATCTAACTCCACACCTATTTTAGTTGCTAATGTAGACTTAAATTGTTTCTCTGCTTCAATGTTATCATTGCTCGCTATAGCGTCAATCATATTTTTAGTTGAAGTTGTCATTATCTTCTCCTTCTTCATAACCATTTTCTGGTTCACCATTTTCTGGTTCACCATTTTCTGGTGGTTGTTGTTCAGCTTCTGCTGCTTCTTTTTCTTTTGCTTCTTTTTCTATTTTCTTTCTTTCTAACTTAACTTCTTCTTCACTCATTTTAAGTATGCGTTTCATTACATAATCCTCTGAATAATACGTACCAACCATTTCATTACTTTTCATGTCAGCAAATACTGCCATACGGTCCTTAAACATTTCACTTTCTTTAACCTCTGCAAAATAACCATCATTTACATATTCATACTTAATAGACTGTGCTAAACTATTTTCCCAATCTTCAATGGTAATAATACCTTTAAGAATGAGTTGTGTTTTTAATATATCATGGAATAAAGAATTAAATCTGTTTCGTAGTCGGTGAACAAATTTAGAGAATTTCATTTCATCTCTATTAATTTCTGTTGCCCGACCCATATTAAAACTGCCTTCAGCTTCTAAGCGTGAAACTGGTACATTCAATGATTGATATAATTTCTTTTGGAAATATTTTATATCATCAATTTCACCTAGGTTTGAACCACCTGGTAAAGTTGTTATTTCCGTACCTCTTCCCCCTTCACGCCTAGGTAGCCAAAAGTCCTCCAACATAGACAT